GAACAAATTCATGTCGCAACTAATTCAATTGTATGTAAAGAACTTGGTCTAGATGTTTCACCAAGTCTTGATAAGCTGCGTAAAGCAACTATTAACTGGGTGATGCAGCCACTAGGTATTAATACTACCTATAAAAATTTGGATAAAAAATTTTGGCTGCAATCTAGCGATAACTTAATGTATCAGGGCAAAGCTCCTGAACTTTCCTTTACCAAGGCAGCTAGAATGCCGTCTTTCTTTGAGCATAGTAATGTCAATCTCCCCCAGTATGCTTGAGACCGTGGGCATGCAAGCCCGTGGTTTAACAAATCAATTAGAAGAAATCTTTCCACCCATTAATCCAACACCTGAAGATACAATGGAAAAGATTATGTACCAAGCCGGTCAACGCAGTGTCGTTGAGTGGGTTATTCGTTATATGGAGGAAAACTAATGTCTAGGCGAAGAAGCACCAAAAGTCGAAGTGACCGAGGAAGTTCCAGAAAGTCAAGTTCATCTTCATCTAGAAGAAAGTCAAGTTCATCTAGATCAAAAACAATCTCAAAAGAAAAAAAGAGAAAGTTTATATCAAAAATTAGTAAAGATCGTAAGATCACTAAGAAAGAAGGTCAGAAAGCTGCCAGGAAAGGTATTAGTCTAAGAAAGATTCGTAATCGTAACGTTGGTGATTATCGAAGCCGATCTAGAGCCTTTGATAATAGATCTAGTCGCTCTAAGGCAAGAAACCCTGCTGCACGTAGACCCACGTATGAACCACTGAAGATTAAACGTGGTGCAGAACAGGCTGATCGTAGGCGTCAAGAAAGTAGGCGTAAATCTAGTTCATCTAGTAAAAAGCGTTCTTCATCTAGAAGGCCAAGTAGACCGCCAGAACGGAGACCTTCTACTAGACCTGATCAAGTAGTGAACGCACCACAAGTTGATTTCCAACCTTTTGAACCAGACATGCCTGATTTCCAGGGTATGATGGAACAGCAAGCAGCTGATTATCAAAATCAACTTGCTGCAATGCGTGCTGAACAAGCTGCTGCTGCAGAAGAGTATCGTCGGCAAGCTGAAGAGCAAAGGAGACAGTTTGAACTACAGCAACGTACTATGATTGGTAACGAAGCTCGTGCTGGTCAACAAGCTAGCTTCCAATTAGGTGGAGCACCAGGTATGAAACGTGGTGGTACCTTTGGATTTAGACGCCGTCGGCGAAGCCTGATGGGTGGCATTGGTGCTTCTGGACTTGCAGGTGCTCCGGCATCAGCAAATACTGGTGGAACGTTAAACGTGTAAAATCTAATGACAGCTAAAACAAGATATGACAGATTGTCTTCGGACCGTTCACAGTTTCTAAACACTGCTAGACAAGCAGCAGATCTAACTCTTCCTTATCTCATCCGTGATGATGAGGTATATACTAAAGGTGCAGTTAAACTCACAACCCCGTGGCAATCACAGGGAGCTAAAGGTGTGGTGACTCTTGCAAGTAAACTAATGCTTGCATTGTTACCTCCACAAACTAGCTTCTTTAAGCTACAGGTTAACGATGTTAACTTACCTGAAGAACTAGGACCAGAGATTAGATCTGAACTAGACTTGTCGTTTGCTAAGATCGAACGCACTATCATGGAATCCATTGCGGCTTCTAGTGATCGTGTTGTCGTTCACCAAGCACTAAAGCATCTGGTAGTAGCTGGTAATGCTCTTGTCTTTATGGGTAAGGATGGACTTAAGCTCTATCCTTTGAACCGATATGTAGTAGACAGAGATGGTAACGGTAATGTTATTGAAATTGTAACAAAAGAAACAATCTCGAAAAAATTACTGAAAAAATTTAATCCAGATTACACACCGCCGCAACCTAATGAGTCATCTGACAATACAACACGTCACGATGATGAATGTGATATCTATACACACGTTGTTTTAGATAACAATCGTTGGATGTGGCATCAGGAAGTAGACGAACAGATCCTTCCTAAGTCAATGAGTAAATCTCCTCTTGACGCTAACCCCTGGCTTGTGCTACGCTTTAACCACGTAGACGGCGAAGTCTACGGACGTGGTAGGGTAGAAGAGTTCCTTGGTGATCTAAAGTCACTTGAAGCTCTGTCACAAGCACTGGTTGAAGGCAGCGCAGCAGCTGCTAAGATTGTATTCACTGTCAGTCCAAGCTCCTCCACCAAACCATCGACGCTTGCTAAGGCAGGCAACGGTGCTATCATCCAGGGACGACCTGATGACATTGGTGTAGTACAGGTTGGAAAGACAGCTGACTTCCAGACTGCCTATCAAATGGTAGGTACATTATCACAACGTCTTAGTGAAGCATTCCTTATTCTTAATGTTCGTCAGTCTGAAAGGACTACAGCAGAAGAAGTAAGGATGACACAGATGGAACTAGAGCAACAACTTGGTGGACTATTTAGTTTGCTTACTGTTGAGTTCTTAGTACCATATCTAAATCGTAAACTAAACGTTGCACAGAAAACTGGAGAGATCCCACGCTTACCTAAAGGTGGTATTGTTAAACCAACTATTGTTGCTGGTATCAATGCACTTGGTCGTGGTCAGGATCGTGAAAGTCTTGGTCAATTCCTACAAGTTATTGCTCAGACAATGGGTCCAGAAGCTATTCAACAGTTTATTAATCCAGAAGAAGTTGTCAAACGTTTGGCAGCAGCATCTGGTATCGACGTACTCAACCTTGTGAAGAGTATGGAAGAGATACAAGGTGAACAACAGGAAGCAATGCAACAACAGCAGGCTATGGCTGCACAACAACAAGCACCACAGATGGCAGCTGTTGAACAAAAGCGTGAGCAAGCTGAAATGCAAGCTATGCAACAACAAGAACAACAACCACCACAAATCTAATGAGTGAAACACTAACATCAACTGATGCACCAGCTGATCAGCCAGAACTAAATGCTGATGAGCAAGAGTCTCTAGCTATTGCTGAGGCTAATGAAGGGGAACAACAGCAGTTGCTAGCAGGTAAGTTTGATAGCCCACAGTCTCTTGAGCAAGCTTACCTAGAACTACAAAAGAAACTTGGCGAGTCACGTGAGGAAGAACCTGAAGATGATGAGCCAGAAGAACAAGAATCAGAAGAGGATGATTACGATGATGATGAATCTTCTGAAGGACAACTGACTGAAGCACAGGCAGAACAACTATATGAAATGGTTGGTGGTGAGAAAGCCTATGACTCCATGATGGAATGGGCAGGTCAAACTCTTTCAAAAGAAGAGATTGAAATGTATGATTCTGTTATGGAAAGTGGTAGTGCTAACTCTATCTACTTTGCTGTTCAAGCATTGTCTAACAAGTATTCAGAAGCAGTTGGTTCCGAAGGTCAACTACTGACAGGACGTGGATCAGCAGAATCTAATGCTGTATTTCGTAGTCAATCAGAACTTGTACAAGCTATGAATGATCCACGTTATGATAACGATCCTGCATATCGCTCGGACGTTATGGCTAAACTTGAAAACTCTGACCTTGGTTTCTAATGATTGACTGCCCACAATGTACTGTACAAGAGCAGTACGTTCTAGAACAACTACAGACTTCTGCGGGTGTAACAGATCGAACTGCACTTGCTGTTATTATGGGTAACATCTATCAGGAGTCAACCTTTAAACCTAACGTCTGTGAAGGCGGTACCATCATCCCATATGACAGGTGTCTTGATGGTGGGTATGGTTTAATTCAATGGACATCTAAGCATCGTTATGATGGACTAGGTACTTTCTGTGCTGAACGGAAGGCTGATCCTAGTTCGTTAGAATGTCAAACAGCTTACATGATACATGAGCTAAGATTTAGGGATGACCTTAGCTCATTTCTGACTAATCATCAGACAGTCCCTTACTATATGAATGCTGCATACTACTGGTTAGGCTGGGGTATTCATGGTAATCGAACACAACATACTTATTCTTTTTTAAATAAACTACAATGAAAATTCTTGCTATCCTCCCTGCAGCACTGTTCGCTGCTGCCCCTGTACTTGCAGGTCCCTACGCCAACGTAGAAACTAACTCTGGTTTTGTTGGCTCTGATTACTCTGGCTCAGTGACAGATGTACACGTTGGTTACGAAGGTGCTAACTGGTATGTCCAAGGTGGTCCAGCACTGTTGGCACCCGATGGTGAAGATGGTGATGTAGAACTCTCTGGTAAAGCAGGTGGTTCTTATGGAATCAACGAAGCACTTTCTGTCTACGGTGAGTTCTCATTTCTCACTGGTGACACCAATGGTTATGGAACTAAAGCAGGTTTGAAGTATAACTTCTGATGAACGATACACAAATCTGGCCCACCGAACCACGCATGTACATGGAAGAAGTAACTGTGAATCACAACGAAAAAGCTGAGAAGCTAAATGGTCGCCTTGCAATGCTAGGTGTCATGGCAGCACTAGGTGCTTATGCACTAACTGGTCAAATTATCCCTGGAGTCTGGTAATGCCACAAGGTAAAGGAACGTACGGTACTAAGAAAGGTCGTCCACCTAAAAAGAAGATGTGTAAGTAATGGCTAAGAATGTCAGTCTAAAGATCGGCAAGCACAAGTCCCGTTCAGGTGGACTGACAAAAGCTGGTCGTGAAAAATACAATAGAGAAACTGGTTCTAACTTAAAGGCACCACAGCCTGGTGGAGGGAAACGTAAGAAGTCTTTC